AGGAGCCTATATTGCATTATGCCTCAAAAGCACATTGTTATGGTCCCCTTTCTCATCTTCCTGTCAAAAATGCGAACGATCGGACATATGCAAGCAATACACCAATAATGTTTATCCGGAATTATATAGAATCAGATTAGAGAAATGGCAAAAGAAGAAATAAAACAACTTAGCGAGGAATTCCTGTACATCTTATATAACTCTGCTCTAAAACGTAGTAATATATGCGGTATCATCGTTGAGAATATGAGACCGGAATATCTTCCGGACAAGCAGTTTCAAGCCATCAACAAAATAATGGGAGTCTACTTCAAGGCGAACAAATGCCCACCTTCTGTCGGTATATTGATGGAAAAGGTAAGAGATGACTTGGATTCGGTAGAATTGGTACAAACCATCAATGAGGTCAGCTATAATGAGACTGACGATATAATAATCGATACCTTGGAAGAGTACATCAAGGATGTCAAACTAAAGCAAGTCTATCAAAAGATTCCCCAATATTACAATAAGGGGCAAGCGGAAAAGGCGCAAGATGAGATCAAGAAGTATGCTGAATGGTTAAACTCGTTCTCATTGCACGCCTCTAGTTTTATCGATGTCTTAGGCACGTTCAAGGAAAGATATGATGATAACGTGAAAGAGGTAGAAGAGACAAAAAGACAGAACAAGCCTATAGTATCCCGTTTCTATATCGATGATCTGGACGAGATGAACGGAGGAAGGAACTTGCGCACGCAATTAACATGTTTCTTGGCTCCCACCGGTGTCGGTAAGTCCCATATAGCACGCCATATAGGTCTTCACGCCGCTATTGATGACGGATTGGACGTGCTGCATTTCCAGCTTGAGGGATCACAGAAAGAAGTGGTTGATGCATATAGCGGGGCCTTGATAGAAAAAAGCTCATATCTGTACGAGAAAGGTAAATTGACAGATAATGAGATAGATAGATACATGGCCCAGATTAACGAGTACGCCGGCAACATCGATGTCAAGTCTTTCCCACGCTTCAATAGCAAGGTATCTACCATCGATATCAAATCCGGGATTGATGAGTACAAGAAGATATATGGCAAATCTCCCGATGTGATAATAATTGACAGCATGGACTTGTTAAGTGACGCATCCGGAAAACAATGGGACAGCGACCACGAGAGACACAAGCGAATAGCGGTAGCTAATGATTTAAAAGATATAGCTGGCGATGAGGATGTATGGATTGTCGTAACTTATCAAGCTACCGTAGAGAACAGGGATTGGTTAAATGACGAGAAAAACGTATTGACAGAATACAACTGCTCAGAGGCAAAAGGATTAGCGAGACCAATGACCCATTTAATATCGTTAAATCAATCCGATAATGAGAGAAAAGAGAACATTATTCGCCTTCATATCGCTAAATCAAGGTTCTTTAAAAAAGGAAAAACGATCAAGATTGCCACAAGATATGAGGACGAGGTATTTTACGACAAACAAAGAACATTAAACATAAGTAAGGTAGCGTAAAAAATAGCAAAGCTCATAGATTTTTCTATGGGCTTTTATTGTTTTATTAAATCTTCTTATTATCTTTGCAAAGTCAATGAATTATACTCATAATGAGGTAGAGTTTTTAATCCAAGAACTCAAAATTGAACTGAATGGTCATTTGGACGGATCCGAAAAGAATCTGATAGCAGAATACTGTCCATATTGTCATAAAAAGCACAAGTTTGCTATCTATATAGGGAAACCAACCGCAAAGAAAACACTGTTCGCCTCTCATTGCTTTTCTTGCGGAAAATCCAACAGGGAACTAACCCCATTGTTAGAACATATAGGTAGGACAGACTTAGTTTTCGAGGCTACAAGCTCGATTAGTGCTGAACTGGATAATCTTTCTTTTATAACGAATGAGAATGGAGATGTTGTCAATGATAGTGTCGATATCATTGATCCTCCGAAAGGGTTTAAAAGGAGTTATAAGAATAACTACTTAAAGACTCGTGGATTTAACGCTGATGATTATGAGTACTTTCCAGTAGGAACCACGAGAGGCTGCAATTTTAAGCTTGACAATTATGTTATTTTCCTCATCATAGACGCAGGGGATATCGTTGGGTGGGTAGCGAGACATATATGGCCTAAACAAGAGATCGATGAACACAATCGAAAGGCCAAGAGGAACGATGAATATCAGATCATGAGATATCGTAACTCCACAGAGAATGATTTCGTGAAGCTCCTTTATAACTTTGACGCTGTAATCGAGGGAGAAACGGACACGGTGATTATTGTCGAAGGCATCTTTGATGTGATCGCATTGACCAGAAAACTGGAGTTATACGACTGTCAACGGATAGCTGTAGTGGCTACCTTTGGCAAGAAAATCTCCAACGTGCAGATCTACAAGTTGCAAACAAAAAGGGTGAGAACCGTTGTTCTTGCTTATGATGGTGACGCTGTAGAAGCAAACAAGAACACAGCCCAGCAATTAAAGCCATATTTTGACACCTATATTGCGGACATCGAAGGATCACTTGATTTCGATGAGATGGGTCGTGACCAGATTTACGATACGTTCGCTTACAGGATAAAGACACCTATTGAGTATTCATTAAATAAAATCTAAGAAAATGTCGAGAGAAAAGAAAATCTATGCGGATCAAGATCCAAACTGGGAAGGAAAGGATCTAAAATATTGGAAATTAGGGTTTCCTAGGTGGTGGAATCCAGTGTTCTGGTTAACGGTTATAATGTTCCCTATTATAGCAGGGGGTTATGGGTTTATACAACACACATATGCTTTAATAATGGAGATCAAGAGGTTCTTCCATAATTACAAGATATGACCGAAAGCCTTCAAGAATGGCTTGCGACTAACCAAATATCTTACCGTGAAATAGACAATGAGGTCTTCGAGATAGAAGGCTTCGGCAAGCTATTTATCAATGATTTAACTGAAGTTGAATCCATTTTCAGAAAAGACAATAATGGAGAGACCATATTTAATATCATGTCAACCAAGACCGAATTGATAGAGCAAGAAGTATTCTATACATGCTTCCAGTTCGGGGATAATTGGTACTACTTTGACATGAGGGGAGAGTTCAGGTTGAATATACTGAAATACATAGGTAAGAGGCTCCCGACCATACATAGCACAGGATTTGTCAACCTAGGTATCCACACGCCATTCGAGCTATTGAATGGTTCTTTCCAGATTTCAGACTGGATTAGGAAAGCCAAGTATCTGGGGCAAAACGCTATCGGTATCTGCGATAAGAATACGATGGCTGGAACGTTGGTACTCCAGAAGGAATGCCAAAAGGAAGGTCTTGGCTTTGTGATCGGATACACCTTGGACATGCGATACAAGGAAGACATCATCCCTATAAAGGTATATTGCCAAACAAACGAGGGGTTGTCCAACCTCCTACGTATCCAGAAAGAGATCAACGTGGATAGCGAGAACAAGACCCTTTCTTTCTCCAACCTACAAAGATATTGTAAGGGGAACGTGATCGTATTGGGGACATTGGCCGTGTACTGGATGTTCGACAATATCGAGTTGGTAAAAGCCTTAAACAAGGTCTCTAAGGTCTATTATCAAGTTGACCTTACCGAGTTCAAGGCTGACAGGTTCGATAAGGCATATCTGGAGGCGTTAAAGTTCTTTTATGATAAAGAGACGTTTGTTCCCCCTGTCCTTATTTGCGACAACTACTATCTGGACAAGGATGACGCAAAGAACAAGATCATATTGAACAAGATCTCGGATGGTGCCGCTCATATGCAAAGTGACGAGCAATATTTCAAGGATCTGGATGAGCACTATAAGGTGATAGACCAACTATTCAGTGATGAATGGGATAAATGGGAAATATTCACTGAGATGTGTAACAATACGATCAAAATAGCTGAAGGAGCGAAAGCGGCTTACGAGACTACCAGAAACTTTATGCCTCAATACGACATGACCCCAGAGGAACGAGAGAAATATGGAGACAGGCACAATATGTTCAACCAGATCATAGAGGAAGGTTTTAAAAAACTCGTTCCTAAAGGAAAGGAAGAGGAATATCGCAAAAGGGTTGAGTATGAGAAATATGTCATTGAATCAACCAATAATATCGATTATTTTCTCGTACAATATGATACGGTGAACTGGGCCAACGAACAAGGGATCATGACAGGTATCTCCCGTGGTTCTGGAGGTGGGTGTCTCCTGCTCTATTTGATGGGTATCACCAAGCTTGACCCATTGAAGTATAACTTGATCTTTGAGAGATTCTTGCTTCCTGACCGCTCAGGTTTATACGAGGCCAACACGACCGTTATGCAAGGCAAGATAGAGTCGAAAGAATACGTAGAGATATCAATGAATGGAAAAACTTACTCGTTTGATCGAGACGCAAAATTCTTGGTCAAGCGAGGAGATGAAGAGATAGAGGTCTACGCCGATGAGCTAATGACGAACGATGATATAATATTTGACAACAGGGATTTAATATGGACTATTAACGAGTTATGAATATAAATTTAGACGATAACCAGAAAATGAAAGAGGCATACGACTTGGTATGCAACACGAATGAGAATGTATTTATCACGGGCAAGGCAGGAACAGGAAAAACCACGTTGCTTCATTATTTACAAGAGAATTGTGACAAGAATATCACGGTGGTAGCTCCTACCGGTATAGCCGCAATCAATGCGGGAGGAACGACCATACATTCACAGTTCGGTGTCCCGTTTGGTCCGTTTAGGCCCAATATCGTAGGAAAGAACGTTTATCCGGGGTTGGATAGCTACGCATTACGACCAGACAAGATCGACGTATTGAAAAATATGGATACCTTGATTATTGATGAGATCAGTATGGTTAGGGCAGATTTGTTGGACGCTATCAATGATATCTTATGTGTCCATCGTCATTGCAACAATAAGATGTTCGGAGGCGTGCAAGTGCTCATGTTCGGTGATCTTTACCAGTTAAGCCCAATTATTAACAAAGAGGAAGAAGAGATACTGAAAGACCTATATCAATCATACTATTTCTTTGATTCTTGGGCGTTAAAGCTTAGTGGATTCAAGATGATTGAACTGGATAAAATCTACCGGCAAAAAGATCCCGTATTCATTAATATTTTGAACGAGGTAAGGTCTGGAGTTATCTCCAAGGATAATTACGATATCCTCAAGAAGAAATGCCAACCACGATTCAAGTCGGAAGAGAATATGATCACGGTTTGCTCGCATAACTCAAAGGCAGACAAGATCAACTCAAAGGAACTGGAGAAATTGAAAACC